AGAAAAACCAGCGGCGAAAAAACCTGCTGCGAAAAAGCCAGCTGCTAAGAAGCGTGGCAGACCACCCAAGAAAAAGGATTAATTATGGAAGGATATACAAAATACAAACTTAAGAAAAAAACCATTGGCAAAATGGTTGACGGCGAAATGAAAAACGCTGGCGTTGAAAAAATTGTTGACATGAAAGGCAAGGGTGCCGCAACCAAAGGGTTGAAGTTTAAAGTCAGATCTTAATGGACGATTTAACGCTTCACGATAAGATCAAGAAAGCGATCAAAGATCGAGAGTCTCAGATAAGTGAGACACTTATGTCGGGAGCATTAGAAAGTATAGAACATTATAAATTTTTGCAAGGTGAGCTTTCTGCGTTATACTATATCGAATCGGAGATAAAAGAATATAACAAGGAACTGTGACGAATGTCTGAACAAGCAAAAAAAGCAATCGTAGACGCCTACGTCGATTCCGACGATAGGGTTCTCGATCCTACCCTACTAGATAAATCAGTGTTAGAACGAATGCCTCAACCAACAGGTTGGAGGATGCTGGTTTTGCCTTACGGCGGTAAAAACACAAGCAAGGGTGGAATTCTTTTGACAAGTGAAACCGTTGAAAGAGAATCCTTAGCTACTGTTGTTGCTTACGTTGTGAAGATGGGTCCTCAGTGTTATAACGACAAAGATCGTTTCGGCGACACACCATGGTGCGAAGAAAAGCAATGGGTGATGATTGGCCGTTATGCTGGTTCTCGTTTCAAACTAGAAGACGGTGCTGAAGTCAGAATTATCAATGATGACGAAGTCATAGCCACAATCCTTAATCCAGATGATATAATGAGCGTGTAACCATGATTGAAAACAACGAAAACCAAGAAAATCAAGTCGAAGAGGTCGAAGTAGATATCCAAGAGGATGCTGCTGTCGAAGCACAAACCACCAGCCCGGATGACGAGCTGGACAAATACACCAAGAGTGTAAGTAAGCGAATTAACAAAAAGAATGCGCAGGTTAAGGCTGCTGAAGAACGGGCTGCGTATTTCGAGCAAATTGCGCGTCAGCAGCAAGAACAACTTAGCGCTTATCAACAAAGCTACCAAGCGCAAGAAGACACTGTTTTGCAAAAAGAAGAAGAGGCGCTAGAAGCCAAAGAGCGCGAGGCAGCAGATCTATACAAACGTGCTGTAGAATCTGGCGATGCTGAATTGATGAGCAAAGCCGATGATCTCAAGGGCGATCTCAGGATCCAAAAAGAAAAGATCAAAGTAGCGAAGCGCAGGAGAGAACAAGCTCCACAAGCGCAGCAAGTAGACCAGTCTTACTACCAACAGCCAGCCGCCCAACAACAAGAAGCGGTTCAGCCTACACAAGAGGCTTTAAGCTGGTACGAAAACAATCAATGGTACGGTGATCAGGAAGATCCCGGTAATCTTGAAGCAACTCAATATGCTTTTTTCCAACACAATATGCTTATCAATGAAGGATTTGAGCCTGACTCAGAAGACTACTATGGTGAGCTTAACAACCGAATTTATAAAGTTTATCCGCACTTGCAATCCGCAGGTGAGGGTGACGGTCAAAAGGATAGTAGACCCTCCGTGCAAAGAGTCGCATCCGCTTCCGTTGGAAGTCGTCAACAAACACGTAGTAAAAAGAACGGCGTAACTTTCTCTAAGTCAGAAGTCGAGCGCCTTCGAGGGCTAAAACCGCACAACATGTCTGAACAAGACTGGTTGAAACGAGTGGCTCAAGAGAAGCAAAAAATCGCTCAAAGGGAGGCAGTATGACAACTAGCGAAAAGAAAGTAACGAATCGAAACTCACGTGAATCCGAAGCTCACGATAATAATCTTCGTAGTAAACCATGGAGGCCAGTTAGAAGCTTAGAAGCTCCACCTCCACCACCGGGGATGACCTACAGGTGGATCAGGAGCGCAATGCTTGGTGAAGAAGATCGATCTAACGTATCAAGACGTATCCGTGAAGGATGGGAATTGGTTAAATTAGAAGAACTTCCAGCTGAGTGGCAGCACATGTCAACCGTTGAGGTGGGCAAATCTACTGGCGTTATTAATAATGAAGGTTTGATTTTGGGCAAAATGCCCACTGAGATGGTCGAACAACGTAACGCTTACTATCAACAAAAAAACGTAGATCAAGTGGAAGCTTTAGATAATACGGTTTTCAATGATTCACGCAAAGATGGTCGTTACGTGAAATACGATCCTCAAAGGGATACCAAAGTGACCTTCGGTAAACAATGATAGGAGTGTATCATGGCTAATAAAGATGCCGCTTTCGGCATGAAGCCAGTCAAAATGATTGGTGGAGGCCCTTACACTGGTGGACAGAGTCGATATCGTATAGCCGCGAACTACGGAACAGCAATATTTCAAGGCGATATGGTAGCTCAAGTCACTGGTGGAACCGTTGAGGTTCACGCTGATGGTGGGACGGTTCCCATTGTAGGCGTATTTAATGGATGCCAATTCACGGACCCTACAACTGGCGAACAAGTGTTTAGCAACCACTATCCCGCATCGACAAATGCTTCGGACATAATAGCGTTTGTTATTGACGATCCAAATGTCGTTTTCGAGATACAGTGCAACGCAGCGTTCCCAATTGCAGACCTGTTTGGTAATTTTGACATTGTGTATACGACATCTGGTAATACCACTACTGGTATTTCAGGTGCTGAACTTAACGTCTCTGACGGTGGAACTGGAACGACGTTGTCTGTTAAGGCAATCGATATTTCAGAAGATCCTGATAATGACGATGTTTCATCGGATGCAACCAACGTATACGTTGTAATCCAAAACCATATATTCGGTGTTAAAGGCGCCGGGTTAGCTTAAGGAGGTTAATTAGATGGCGATTTCAAGAGCGCAATTAGCCAAGGAATTAGAACCCGGACTTAATAGCTTATTTGGTATGTCATACGACACTTATGGAGGTCAGGAATACGCTGACATCTTTGCGGTTGAAGACAGTCAAAGAGCGTTTGAAGAAGAGGTCTTGATTACAGGCTTCGGTAGCGCACCGACAAAAACAGAGGGAGCAGGGGTTGCTTTCGATAATGCTAATGAAGGTTTCACAGCAAGGTATACGCACGACACTGTCGCGCTTGCTTTTGCTTTGACTGAAGAAGCAATCGAAGACAATCTTTACGATTCTCTTGGTAAAAGGTATGTAAAAGCACTTGCACAATCTATGGCTCACACCAAAGAAGTCAAAGGCGCAGACGTACTCAATAACGCATTCAGCTCATCATTTACAGGTGGCGATGGCGTTTCTCTGATCAACACAGCTCACCCACTTGCGGGTGGTGGAACTGCTGCGAACAGAGCAACAACCATGGCAGACTTGAACGAGACTAGTCTCGAAGATAATCTGATTGATATTTCCACTTTTACTGATGACAGAGGTCTAACGATCTCAGTACAAGCTACAAAGCTTGTGGTTCCACCACAGCTAGTGTTTGTTGCTGATAGGATCCTCAACTCACCGGGTAGAACTGGAACAGCTGACAATGACCTTAACGCGATCAGAAATACTGGCGTCGTTCCGGGCGGTTACACAGTTAACCACTACCTGAATGACCCTGATGCGTATTTCTTATTGACTACGGTCACTGAATCAGGTGAAGGCCTTAAGATGTTCCAAAGAACACCTATGGAAACATCAATGGAACCAGACTTTACGACTGGTAACATCAGATATAAGGCTAGAGAGCGTTACAGCTTTGGTTTCTCTGATTGGAGAGGAATCTTTGGCTCGCAAGGTGCTTAATTGAACCAACAGTAGGGTTTATTACTCAACTACTGAGAAAGAGGGCTTCGGCCCTCTTTTTTTATGCCTAGCTACATATGTATAAAAACTTGCACACGGACACGGAATTGAGTATATTAACAATATAGATACGCAAAACCGGAGACAAAAATGGAACTAAAACTAGATTGGTCAGCAGAAACGGTCCACACAGATGGTCGTTTTATCAGCACTGCCAAGCCTAACTCAGACTTCTGGCAGGTATGGCGCGAGCGCAAAGCAGCCGTAAAAGCTGCTGGTTATTCTGTGCGTAAAGTCGATGATCAGTGGGTGGTTACCCGTCTCAGAGACAACGATCAGGCAATTGCTGATTCACAGGCTGTCGATGCAGACATCGAGATCCCGGTCCCGGCTGGACTGTCTTATCTGCCGTATCAAAAAGCTGGTATTGCTTATGCGACACAGCGCCAATCTACGCTGATTGGTGATGAAATGGGCTTAGGTAAAACCATACAAGCTATCGGTGTGATCAACGCTACGGCTCCAAAAACTGTTTTGGTTGTATGTCCAGCGTCTCTCAAGATCAATTGGAAGAACGAAATGACCAAATGGTTGGTCTCTGAGCGCGACATTCAGATCGTTAATGGTGGTGGAGAACAGATCCCTGAAAACCCTGACGTGGTAGTTATCAACTATGATGTGCTAACCAAGCACCAAGATGCAATCAACGCACGTACTTGGGATCTCGTTATCATGGATGAGGCACACTACATCAAGAATCCAAAAGCCAAGCGCACTGGCGTTGCTGTAGGCATCAAAGCAAACCGTAAGGTTGTATTGACCGGGACACCAATTACAAACCGTCCTATCGAACTACAGCCTATCGCTGGTTATTTGGATCCTGTTACTTTTGGTAACTTCTTCAAGTTTGGCCGTAAGTATGCAGGCGCTTATCAAGATCGATTTGGCTGGCACTTTGATGGCGCATCTAACTTAGATGAGCTGCAAAGACTGTTGCGTCAGTCCTTTATGATTCGTAGAAAAAAAGACGAAGTATTAAAAGAGCTGCCTGAGAAGGTGCGACAGATTATCGTATTGCCAAGCAACGATTACAGCGATCAGATCAAAAAAGAGTTTGAGACTCTTGCTGACGCAGTCACAGAAACATCCTCACAAGATGTAGAGTTTGAGCAAATGTCAGGTGTACGTCACGATACAGCTCTGGCTAAAGTGGCTGATGTGGTTGCTCACGTAGCTGATATCGATCATCAAGTAGTCGTTATGGCTCACCATAAAGACGTTGTTGACGGCATCAAAGAAGGCTTAGAGGCAGCTGGCAAGACTGTGGTTACTCTTACAGGCGACTGCACACAAGCTCACAGACAAAACTCTGTTGATACTTTTCAGGCTGGTAAAGCTGATGTGTTTATCGGCACCATCGGTGCTGCGGGTGTAGGAATTACCCTGACTTCTGCAAGTCACGTAGTTTTCGCGGAACTTGATTGGGTTCCCGGTAACGTGTCACAAGCAGAAGATCGATGCCACAGAATCGGTCAGGATAGCTCAGTGCTGGTTCAGCATTTAGTCGTTGATGGTTCAATCGACGCTAGGTTGGCTGAAGTGCTTGTAAGCAAGCAGAAGGTGCTAGATAAGGCTCTAGACAACGTGGT